GCTCAATAATTGAGGGGTTTTCCATTGGATAATCCTGAATATTATAGATCTGCCTAAGTAACTCTTCATGTTGTAGAAGAGTGTGGGAATCTGCTCGTTCTTTCCTCAAGCTATTTAGAGACTCTAATAGCACCCGTGGCTTTTTAGCCCACTTGATTCTATTTTTGTCCGGAATCACCTCCAAGCGCTCAACGCGCTCAGGGTCATCCATATCAATAGCAGTGCACAGGCAAGTAGCATAATGATCTAAAACAGGATCATTATATACTTCAATCTCAATGGGATCGTAAAGATCAAGAACCACTAAAGGTGGTAATTGGTCAATGATATTAGGCTTTAACCCACCACCAATAGGAGGTGGGAAGCAAGCCAAGGTATATAGAAAATGATACCTTGGAGGGCAAGTCTTAAGTAAGGATTTGCCAAATGCTTTAAATAACCTAAACCAGTTTCTTAACCGTAAGGTTTCGAAATTACGAGAAGAGGTAAAAACGGTGCCTAAAAAGGAACCATAATCAGAGATTAAGGTTTTCTTATAGGACACTGGAATTTTTAAATCTTCCAAAAAGGAAATTACCTTCGGTGTGTTGGTGAAAATATCATCGCCAACTTGAACGAAGGTAAAGCCTTCCAATTCTAGGAGCTTATATAAATATAAGCTAAAGGAGAGGAAGGAAACCTTAAGACCCATAGGTTGCCCTCGGCGCATAGATATGTATTTGCGCATAGGGGTCCGCCAACGAGCCCTCGCTACCATCTTGAATAGGCAAATCTGTTCCTCTAAGTGAGGAAACAACTGCCTAAGCAAATGAAGTTGGGGTTCCAGGGGGATGTTATCAGATGCTGAAGACAGATCAACTGATGTGCCAACAGCGCTTGATAGCATCTCCTGTGCCAGAAATAGACCAGCTTCCTGATCCTTGTAAAACATAAAGGGTAAGGAAGAGCAATACGCGTCCAGGTGATCATACAAGGGCTGCAAGGCAGCCTGAATGTATGAGTTGGGGCTATAAATGCCCCTCAACTTTAACGAACCATCGTCGGTAAGTAGAACAAAACTTCCCGCGACGTCACCATTATAACGTGTAAAAACAGGGTTATCAACCGGAACACCAAGAGATCTAAACAAGGCAGGGAAACTATTAATGATAGTTGCTGCTTTTGTAAGTTTTTGCAATTCCCTTAGACCACCTATTATGTGTGGCCTATGTATGGGAACAGGTCCTTTAAAGGGAGTTAACCCAATTATAAAATGGGTTGACATAATCTCTTCAGGAACTGCGAGCCTTCTGGTTTCCAATACGTAACTGTTTTTAGTTACTGTACCCTTAAACAGGGAATGGATCTTGAA